AACTTGACAAACTACGAAGGTCTAGTATGTCACCCTTCAGCAGTTGGTACAGTTAAGTTAATGGACTTAGCTACTGAAATGGAATACGATATTAGAAGACAAGGCACGTTAATGGTTGCTAAATATGCTATGGGACATGGTGTATTAAGACCGGAAGCGGCTGTTGGAATCAAAGAAGCGTAATCAACGGTAGTGTAACAACACAATGATTGAGGGGAGAAATCCCCTCAGTCGCAAACTCGCTTATAGAAAGGAGAAAATATGACGTTAGACTTAACGCCATTCAGACATTTTACAGTAGGATTTGATTCTCTGTTTGATGAACTGGAAAATTACAAGCCAATAAACTATCCACCATATAATATATCTAAGATTAAAGATGGTGAATACAAAGTGGAAATGGCAGTTGCAGGTTTTACTAAACAAGACATAACGGTAACTGTTAAAGAAAATATCTTAGCCGTAAAAGGTAAGAAGGAAAAATCTGAATCAGACTTCCTTTACAAAGGTATTGGCGAAAGGTCTTTCTCTCAGAATTTTAGATTAGCTGAATTTATGTATATAGATAAGGCTGAACTAAAAGACGGTATCTTGAGGATTACTCTTAAACAAGAGCTTCCTGAAGAGAAAAAAGAGAAGACTATTAAAATCACTTAAATTGGAAATTTAGGCTAAAGGGGGCTTTTTGCCCCTTTTAGTTAAAAAAAATCTTCCATAGAGACACGTACAAAGCAATTAAAGGGGACACGTGACCCTAAGTACCCCCTAAATTTAAGGAGTAAACATGGCAACACAAATAACTGCGACTACAGAATTACAGGCAATAAACACTATGTTAAGTTTTATTGGTGAAGCACCTGTATCAAGTATAACAGGAAACATTGGAACAGATGTAGCTGTCGCTAAACAGATTTTAGATGAGACTTCTTTAAGTGTACAAAATCAAGGGTGGTTCTTTAACAGAGATTTAGAAGTTACTTTAACTAGAGATACAAATAATAAAGTACCTCTTGAAACTAACTGTGTAGCTTTAGAACCTTCAGCACCTTATCAATATCAATATTCTTACACAATAAGAAATGGATTTTTATACGACTTAAAAAATCATACAGATGTTTTCGCAACTGCACCTGTTCAAGTTGATAAAACTATGATTCAACAGTTTGAACACATTCCTGAATATGCAAGAAGATATATAACTGTTAAGGCAGCAAGACGGTTTGCAGCTAGATATATCGGTGCAGATTCTTTAGTTAAATTAGCAACGCTTGATGAACAAGAAGCTCACGTTCAATTCGAACAAGCAGACTCTAGAGCAATGGACGCAAATATACTTAAAGATGAGTATAATATGAATTACATTGTTAATAGAGGACATAAACGTTCAAGTAGGTAAACATGACTGTAGTATCGCAATCAATTCCAAATCTGATTAACGGTATCAGTCAGCAAAATCCTGTACAAAGAAATGTAGGACAAGCTGAGAGCCAAATCAATTTTCAATCAAATATAATTGACGGTCTATCTAAAAGACCACCAACAGAATTTGTAAAAAATTTATTAGCTTCAACTGTTTTTCCAAACAACTCTGCAATTCATTGGATTAACCGTGATAGTGCTAATCAATATGTAGCTGTATTTACAAACGGTGCTGTTAAAGTATATGACTTAGCAGGTAATGAAAAAACTGTAACTATGGGTACAGGGGCTTCAACATATTTAACAACAACAAACCCTTTAGAAAATTTAAAATTTGTAAACATTGCTGACTATACATTTGTCGCCAACAAAGCAATTACTGTAGCTGAAGATTCAACAACAACAGCAGCTAAAGTACAAGAGACTTTAATTTATGTTAAAAGTTCACAATATGGTAGACAATATAGTGTTAAATTAAATCATTCAACTTGGGCTTATCCAATAGAAGTTTTATTTCAAATGCCTACAGGTAATGACGCTTCAACAGACGGTAAGTTTAGAGATACTGAAAAGATTGCTAACATATTAATTAATGGTACAGGCTCATCACATTGGAGTGGTTCGGCTGATGGAATTGGATTTAAAACTATAAGAACTGATACAGGGGCTACACTAAGTACGTCTGAAGGATTAGGAAATTATAGTGGAATTACAGGGACATTTACTACTACACAATTTGGAAATAGTATTTACATGACTTGCAGTAGTGGAACATTTACAGTTGAAACTACTGACGGTTTCGGTAACCAAGCTATGTATGCAATAAAAGACGCTATCAATGATTTTGCAGATTTACCTTACTACGGTAAAACTGATATGATTGTAAAAATTACAGGTGATGAAGGTGATACACTTTCAGATTACTATGTAAAATTTGTAGGTAATGGTGTATGGAGTGAAACAGTTGCACCTGGAGTTAAAGTTGGATTAGATGATACGACAATGCCTTTCGCATTAATTAATAATAATGACGGAACATTTAGTATGTCTAAACAAACTTGGACAGACAGAGTTGCAGGTGACGCTGACACAAACCCTGCCCCAAGTTTTGTAGGAAATAAAGTTAATAACTTAACATTCTTTCAAAACAGATTAGGAATTATTTCAAATCAAAATTTAATATTATCTGAAAATGCGTCTTATTATAATTTTTACGCAACAACAGGAACAGATGTTTTAGATACTGACCCTATTGATATTGCTGCGGCAGGAACAACAGTTAACAAACTTTATAACTCTATAGACTTTAATGAACAGTTATTGTTATTCTCAGAAGAGTCTCAATATATTCTAGAGTCTTCAGGAGATAGTGTAACACCAACAACGGCTGTGTTGACTAAAACAAGTCAATTCAACCACGCTACAGGAGTAGCACCAAAATCAGCAGGTAAGTTTGTTTACTTTGCTCAAAATAGAAATGATAAAACTGCAATTACAGAATACTTTGCAGATGATGATACTTTAACTAATGATGGAATAGATGTAACTATTGGAGTACAGACATTAATTCCAAGTAATGCTTATAAACTTGTATCTAATAATGTAGAAGATACTTTAGTTGTATTAACTCACGATACTTTAGACGCAGTTAATAATACTGCGTATACACCAAGTAGTGATATAACAGCAACTAACGCAAACACTTTGAGTGTTTATAAGTATTTCTTTGACGCTGATAAAAAAGTACAATCTTCCTGGTCAACTTGGACTTTAAAGAATTGTCAAATATTATCGGCTGAAGCTTATGAAAGTAATTTATATTTAGTAGTTAATGAAAAAAGAAATACTAAATTATTAAAAATAGATTTAAGAAATCCTAACTTTGGTTCTTTAACTCATAACATACACGTGGATTTTAGAACAGCGACTTTAACAGGAACTTATGATAGTGCAACAGACTTGACTACGTTTACTATTCCGTACACGTTAAATCAAACATTAAAAGCTGTTGACGCTACTAATGGGGCTAATGTTACAATTGACGCTTCAAGTTCAGGAACAACACAAAAAATAAAAGGTAATCATACTTCTTGTGTTTTCGGTGCAGTCTTTGATTCTGAATATCAATTTTCTACACCATATATAAGAGAGAACACACAGACAGGACAAGTATCTTTAACTTCAGGACGTTATCAAATTAGACAGTATCAATTAAATTTTAATGATAGTGGATATTTTAAAGCTACAGTTACACCTGAAGGAAGAAGTGCAACTAACTATGAGTTTACAGGAACAATCATTAATAGTTCTACAGCAATAATTGGACAACCAAATATTGAAAGTGGAACATTTAATATACCGATACAAGCTAGAAATACAGATTTTACTTGTGTGATAACTTCTGATTCTCATTTACCTTGTCACTTTGTTTCGGCAGAGATAGAAGGATTTTACTTTAGACGTTCAAGAAGAATGTAATGCAAAAATACGTAAGACAAGCAACACCTGAAGACGCTCATAAATTAGCACCTAAAATGCGTAACGCTGATAGGGAAGAAATTAAAGCGTCTCATAATTCAACACCGTTAAATGCGTTGTTGTTTCCATTTACACAATTGAAACATAAAACATTTACAATAATTGGTACTGAAGAAGAAGATGTTATTGGAATGTTTGGAGTTGTTCCATGTGAAACAAAAGATTATGGTATAGCTTGGTTATTATCAAGTGACGAATTACTAAATCATACAAGACAGTTCTTACGTGAATGTCCTAAATGGGTAAATGAAATGTCTAAAGATTATAAATATTTATATAATTATGTAGATGAAAGAAATATTGTAGCAATTAAATGGTTACAATTTTTAGGGTTTAAAGATATTGAAACTTTACCTTATGGTTATGAAAAGAAAAATTTTAAATTAATGTTAAAGGAGATAAATTAATATGTGTACAGCAGAAGGTGCAGCGGTTTTGAATGTTGTTGGAAGTGTTTTAAAATTCCAAGATAAAAAAGACCAAGCAGCAACTACTAGAGTAAATAATACAATCGCTAAAAATGAGTACAATAAAGGTTATCTTGCAGATATAACAGAAATTGATGATAATGTTCAAGAAGCAAAAGATGAAAAGACAGCTAATATAGTTAAAAACAAAATAGAAAAAATTAACGCAATGGCTAAGCAGTTAAATTTAAATGTCGGAGACTCGACTGCTATTATGAAAGATATAGGTGCTGAGTATCAATTAGTTGAACAGGATAATGATAGAGAATTTGGCATTGATATGAAAACAGCGTATAGACAATATGATAAAGCGTATGCAGCGTTTACTTCATCAATGAATAATTTACCAGTACCTCAAGAACCTAGTATGTTAGGTTTAGCTTTAGATGTGGCAGGTGCAGGAGTACAATACAAACGAGACCAGAAAGCATTAGCGTAAGGAATAACTATGTCAACAAATACTAAACA